CCTACACACCACACTCGTCCGTAAGCACCTATAGCTTCGTTGGCGTACTGTGCAGAAGTTACAGACGCACCAGCAACACTAGACATCTTAGTAACTGCACCTAGACTGTTGCTGTACACGAGTGGCTCGTAGCCACGTTGGAAGAAGTAAGCGTGATCGTTAAAGTTAAATATCTTCCAATCGTTAGCTGTAATCGTGTACGACCCCGGAGTTGCGTCAACCAGTGTAGTCGTACCTGTCATAATCTTGTTGTTACCAGTACTAAAGATTACCTCGTTACCAGCGTTGTCGTAGAACTCGTGGATGTTAGAGAGGTAGTCAGTACCCAACACAGTCTTGTCTGAAGTTACAACAGCGTTACCCTTACGTGAAGCTAATCGTCCTCGTCTGTCAATAATAGCGTTGTCTGCAATCTCCGCAAAAGACGTATCCTGTGCAAGCGGAGAATCTTCTGTGTTGATCCCTTTGAACGCAGGAGCAACTAAGTTAATGCTTTGTAGTGGCTGGGCCATCTAGCGTCTCCTACGGTGTAAACCAAATAGTTTCTTCAGGGTGCTTCTGGGCGTCCAGAGCAATAGCATCAGAGAGGTACTTGTCAGCAATAGCAAAGTACTCTGGTGTTGACGTACCGCCTGTCTCACCACGTTCACGAGCCAACAGAGCTACCGCCATGTGAATCACAGGCTGACTAGGAATAGCCAACGTGTCAGAGTCAGAATTTAAGGCTACGTTCCTGATGACACTCTTGACCTTCAAAGAGTAAACACCGTCAGGCTTAGGGTACACATCAATCTGTGCGTCACCAGAGCCATCTATGCCACTAAACGTGTAGTACTGCGGTGCACCAGAAACAGGAGTGTTTACAAAGAACTTATCGTCAAACCATTCTTGAGGTCTGTACTCCATCACAATGTTAGACGTATCGTTAATGATGTTCAGGATCTTACCTTGGTCTTGGTAACCCGTGAGTGAGTACGTGTAGTCATCAGCCGCCGTGGTGATCGTAAGAGTAGACCTAAGATTAGACCAATCCCAAGAGTTTTCCACGAGTTGTTTGGCGTCGTTGATAAAGTCACCAACCATAGCACTGTACGTGTTGGCACTTACGGTTGTTACTGTGTCTTCTCGTAAACGCCTCAGTACGTTGTTTACTAAATCTAAATATGTCATACTAAGCCCTCAAACAAGCTAGTTATGCTAGTATTTTGGTTATCTATCCCTTCTACATATTGTTGTAAAAAGTTTTCAATTGGAAACTGCATTTTAGTCAAAAGCTGTGGATCACCTTGTAACTCAAAACCAGCATCTACGGAAAACATACCGCCACCTGTACCGCCAGTTCCACCACTACCGCCACTAGGAGGAGGGGGAGGAGGAGTTGTACCACACTCTTCTGGGTTAGCCGCCGCATACTCAGCGCAAGTACAATCAATACATTCCGGTACAGTGACACACTCTTGTGGGTTTTCTGCCGCATAAATAGGGTCGTTACAAGGATTAGTTACTGACTCTTGTACACAGCGCTCTAAAGCACCGTTGAACACGTACCCAGCTTTACACGGGCCACAGCTACCATCTTCTCTTACAGTAGCGTTAGGATCGTCACACTCGTAACCACCACCACAGCCAGAGTACCCCGGAACAGAGTCATAGATTTCACCACACTCACCGTCTGCAAAACGAATGAAGAACGTGGTTCCGTCACAACCTGATTCTAGTACGGTTCCTTTAGAGGGACAACCACCAGTAGTGCCACAGTCCTCTAAATTGTCAACCATTTGCCCAGCTTTGGGTGTGCCTTCGGGACACTTTACTTTTTCTGTAGTAGTGCCACAGTCCTCTAAATTGTCAACCATTTGCCCAGCTTTGGGTGTGCCTTCGGGACACTCTACTTGTACTGTAGTAGTGCCACAGTCCTCTAAATTGTCAACCATTTGACCAGCTTTAGGTGTACCTTCGGGACACTCTACTTGTACTGTAGTAGTGCCACAGTCCTCTAAATTGTCAACCATTTGACCAGCTTTAGGTGTACCTTCGGGACACTCTACTTGTACTGTAGTAGTGCCACAGTCCTCTAAATTGTCAACCATTTGACCAGCTTTAGGTGTACCTTCGGGACACTCTACTTGTACTTCAGAATCAGAACAATCTCCACTTAAAGGCTCTTCTTGCCCTTCTAAATCACTTCCTTCAGGACATACACACTTTTCTCCGTCCCACTTACCGTCCCCTATACAGTTCGGGTCTTGTACTTCTTGACAACCTTCTGTTGTTTGATCTGGCCCTATTATTCCACCAGTTAACTCTTGACCCTGTTCACCTACAGAGGCGTCACAATCAAGGTAACCTAACGCAGTACACGTTTCTTTGTTTGCCTCAAAGTACTCTCTTTCTATACAGTTTTCGTCATCACCAGTAGGGGCTACGCCAAATAAAATATCATCAATTTTTTCTTTTACTGTGTTTGTTGCGTCTTCGGTTTCAATTAGTATCAAGCCACCAAGAACGTTACCAAGAGTCCCTGTAATCCATCCAGTAATATCTTTAAGTGTTACATCATCTATATCACCAAAAATGTCTTCTATCTTACCAATAACCCAATCTTTTACTTTTTGTATAAAACCTTCGTCATCCGGGTCTGGGTTTAAAATGCCTCCAATAGTTGTGCCTATTTCGTTTGCTGTGTTTTCTAAGTCTCTAACTGTGCCTACATCTATGTTTCCGGGGGGCATAGGCAAACCGGGGATGCCACCAAGGACACTAACACTTACACAGTCTTTCCAGCACTGGTTTCCTTCAGTGCCGTCAGTGCCTGTGCAGTCCCACATCTCCTCGCCTTCTCCGGTTAACTCGCATTTAGGATCAAAAGCGTTACCACCAAAGACAACTTCTAGGACATCATCAACTGTCATGTCCTTGACTTTGCCTATTTGACCTTCAATCCAATCTTTGATGGCTTGTGCTGTGCTTTGTTCTTCTTCTGAGTAACCGCCTGTTCCTTCTATTTCAGGACAGTCCTCTTCTGTTTCTGCAAAAATACCACCACCACAATTAACATAAGTAGGGTATTTATTGGGATCTCCGCTTAAATCTTTAGGTACAAGTTGACCGTCGCTGGTTATTTCGTAACCACACTTATCAGCGTTTTCTTGAGTAATAATTTTACAATCATCGTCAATTCCTGTTCCAGCAAGAGGAATACATTCGCCATTTGGTCCTCTTTTTCCTTCTGTTCGCTGACCGTCTACAGTCTCATAACACACAGTTCCTTCTGAAGTGTCAGCAACGCACTCACCGTTTTGATAAGTTCCTGCGCCCTCATCGCTAGTGCACGGAGTACCGTTAGGTTTAATAGCAGTAACACTCCAATCACTACAGTTGCTGTACCCTATTTCACACAGGGCGTTAGACAATACGTTGTTGCCTTGAAAAAGACCGCTACCAGTTGTAGAGTTTACTTCAGCATCAAAAATGATGTCTATAGCTTCGTCAGAGTATCCGTTATCTCTTAGTATTTTTCTTAGGTCTTCTTTAGATGTATTTTGATCTAATTCACCAAGACCATCTTCCCCAGTTCCTGTACCCGTGTCTTCTGTGTCCCCAGAAAATTCATTTCCTGTAGTACTTGAATAATAAGACCCCCATCCGGGCAAGTTTTCAAGAAGAGGGTAGTTTGAACTTATTGTGGTTAAGTCTCCGTCACCTACAACACCTTGAGCAACTTTAGAACTCCAGTCTTGAATTTCTTTAAGCAACTCAGGATCAGTAATAAAACCATCTTCGTTTATGTAGTCAGACTCTTTTAGAATACTAAACAAACCTTCAAGATATGGTTTAATTCTATTAGCAATGATTACAGGGTTAATACCACCATGCAGTCCGTCTACTTCAAAGGTCGCAGAGCCGCCACCAAAAAGTTGATCTAAGAAAATATCAAGATCAGTTTGGCCTTCCATTATTTACCGCCCTTCATCTGCATGAGCTTGTCAGCACCACGTATGCCAAAGCTGGCAGTCACGGCTACGTAAAGCAAGTACTGGTAGTAATCAGGTAACTTGTCTAGCTCAACAAAAGCCATACCCACCCTCTGCATAATACTC